ATCGGTAAAGGCCGAACTATGGCTTATTCAGCTACGGGTCAAAGTATGGGACAGACTTATAATGCACTCAATGCGGCTGTTTTTAGGAAGCGAGGCAATGTGCCTACGGTGAACACATCAGAAACTGATCAATCCAAGTCTTTTTTCACCGATGAAGAAAATGATGTAAGGACTAAAGAGGAAAAAGCGAATGACTAGAGAAAAAGAAGAAATTCAGCTTTTTAAGAGTCAAGTGTCAAAGTCCAAAGAGCCAATGAAGCAGTTTGCTAATAGGTTTCTTTCTAAGAGGCTATGGCAGTATAAGAAAGTACGTCTCGGTAAAAGTTCTAATAAGCTATTGACCTATGCAGATATTTATCGTAATCTCGATTTGTTTGTAACAGAGGTTTGTGATACCATGGATGAAATGAAGGATGAAATGGTAAAAGAGGCTAAGAGGAAACCTACTGAAATATTTTTTCCTGAAGTAGAGAAAAAGCTCGTTTTAGGAAAAGAAGAAGATGGTGAAGATATGTATGCATCAATCGAAGATATGACTACAACAATTGATTGGAAAAAGGCCCTAGCACAGAGAAAGCAGCTAGGTAGTATTTAGAGGTTTTTAATAAAAGGGCAGCATTCAGCAAGTTGCCCTTTTTTCTTGACTATTCCCACAAAAAGAGGTATATTACTCAATATGATATCATTAAACAACAGAGCAACTAAACTATCGGATATGGTGGGTCAAAAACTTATCATTCAAGAAATGAAGAATCGATCAGAGAAGATAGATTTTGCACAATCTATGATTATGGAAGGTGACACCGGAGCGGGGAAGACTACTCTTGCTTTGATAGTAGCTGCTTTACTTAATTGTAAAAATCCTGTAATGAATGAGGATGGTTATAATGAAGCGTGTGGTACTTGTTCATCTTGTCAAGATATTCTAACAGAAAAGTTTAGTCGTGACGTGTTTTTTATGGATGCTTCTGCTATGGGTAAAGATAATGTTTTGGCCCTACAGCAGAAAGCAAGAATTCAACCGATGTTTGATAAGAAAAAAATCTTTATTATAGATGAAGCTCAAGCACTGTCTAAGGCAGGACTAGGTGCAACTCTTACCCTGCTTGAAAAGCCAAGGCCAAATGTTCATTTTATCTTGTGCACTATGAGTACCACTGCCCTTGAAAAAGCAATAAAAAGTCGATGTCAAGCCTACAAATTTCGTAAGGTATTGGATACAGATATAGCACGATATTTATTTGAGATTATTAAAAAGCAGGAGATTGAGGTTCCTGATGATTTTATAAAAGAGGGTTTATTCCTTATTTCAGAATTTGCTGAAGGCTCTGTACGGGAGGCTATGCAGTATCTAGAACGATGTGTAATGGGCGGGTATTTTACTGCTGATTTAATCTCGGAGGAATTGGGCTTCATATCTAAGGATGATATGATGGATCTTTTGCGGATGCTTCTAACAAAGGACTCTAAGTTTTTTGGTAAAATTGCGAAAATTGATATAAAGGACTTTTTCTACTATTCTTATAGTGTTTTAGTAAATACCTACAAATATAAGATTACAGGGTATGTTGATCAAGCGTGGAAAAAAGACTCTTTTGATTCTCTCATTAAATATCTTAATTTAGAGCCACTACTTGAAGCTTATGAAAAATCCTTGTTCACTTCCACTACAGCTTATTCAAATTGGAAATTATTTGAATCCTGCTTACTAAAATACTTCATTTTACCCGAACCTCTCCCAGTTAGAAAGCCAAAGAATAAATAATGGGTATTTATGATATAGAGAGTATTTTAAAGCGTCTGAGGATTAAATATAGGGGGGTAGGAGGCAATTACTTGTTCTTATGCATATCTCCCTATCATAACGATAAAAACGCTTCTATGAGCATGAACGACGAGGGTTTGTATCAATGTTGGAGCTGTGGAGAAAGGGGCAATTTACATACTTTCATCAAAGCATTAACAGGACAAACATTGTATGATTTTTTAGATATTAAAGATCCTATGTCCTTTGAATTTAAGAGGCAACTATCAGCCCAAAAACATAGAGATACCTTCCCTGAACCTGAAGAGCGTAAATTATATCTTAAAGGTTCTTTGATGACGCCCTATAGAAGTGATCAAGTAATGGAGTATATTGCATCATTAAATATTAATAGGGAGTTTATGGAGTTTTTTGATATAACTTATACAACGCATAGTACCCTCGCATTTATAAAAACTGACAAGCCTACTCATTTTTATAATCGTATGACAGTCCCGGTATATCGTGATAAAAAAATGATCAATATGATTGGACGAGATTATACGGGAAAAAGTAGTAAAAAAGAATTATATCCAAAAGGAAGTATTACTGATACTTTTTTCAATATAGATAATGTAGATTTAACTAAGCCTCTAATCGTAGTGGAGGGGTTCAAGGGACTCATACGAATATGGCAACACTTTCATCGAAATGTGATATCCTCATTCGGTAGTAACCTTGGAAAAAATCAGAGAGAGATTTTAGCGAAAGTTGATAATCTATTATTGTTTTCTGATAATGATAAGGCAGGGCATATCATGGCAGATCTAGTATATAAGATAAGGGAGAAGGATTTTAGAATTACTATGATGCGTACAGAGGGGTTTGATCCCGCAGATGGGCCTCTCTCAGAATTAGAATATGCTTTACGGCATCCTTTGGAATCGGTGGACTATTTTATGAGACGTAACGGGCTAATTCAGTCTAAAGAAATATCTTGGTAACTACTTTCTTTAATTCTTTGGAATTCAAAATCAGGATAAAAATCCTGAATTTCTTTTTGTCTTTGAATATCTTTTTCTTTGAGATTTCCATTTTGAAAATGATGTTTTTCATCAAATTCCATAATTAAACCTAAGTCGAAGTTTATGTAATCAGGAAAATATCCTAGGTCTTTTATATAAAATTCTCCATTTCCGTAAACAGCATAACGACCTTGTGTGTTATTCTCTTTATCAAACTCTCTGAAATATTCACATGCTTTTAAATTATAATTTGGACAGGCAATTCCATAATTTTTTTCTATTTGTTTTATGTGAGAAATTCTCATTTTCCGTTTTGTTTCTTCAGTAGGATGCTTACCATAATTAGGACTTTTCTCACCTTTTCTATCATCACTCATTTTTTGTTTAGTCTCTTTAGAGTGTTTCCTCCCTCTACTTTTTTCTCCAATTTTCTGTTTATGTTCTTCAGAAAGAGTTTTTCCTATATGTGATATAGACATTTTTCGTATAGACTCTTCAGATACAAGGTGGCCCATCTTGGCTTCACTTATTTTTCTACCTGTTTCTTTAGAAACTATTTTTCCTTTATTTCCTCTACCTATTTTTCTTTTATGGTCTTCAGATAGCGTTTTCCCTTTGCTACCTCTACTTACATTTAACTTATGCTCTTTAGATAACTTCCTACCTGTAAGGGATTCACTAATTTTTTGTTTATGTTCTTCAGAAAACTGTCTTTTCTTTCCTTTAGTAGATTCACTCATCTTCTTTTTTGTCTCTTCAGAATGCTTTGACCCTTTTATCACATAATCTCCCTAGTCTTTGGAAAAGTTAGATAGTCAGTCCAATCATTTCGAACAAAATTAAGCCCGTTTTCTTTACAAAACTCTCCCACCATATCAGCCCATACACTCGCTCCATGGTTACATGAAGCGATTACAGGTTCTTCAAGAGAGGTAAGCCATCCCGCAAATCCAAAGAGAGCTTCAGCGGGATACATGGCCCCTTCTACCTCTTCATGAAACTTTTTTGTGACTTCATCTAAATGAATAAACTGTTTTATTTTTTTCATATCTACCCTCGATACGGCTTATATTCTTTTACCATGTTAAATTTAATATTAGGATACTCTACTCGTAGGGCATGGTATGCCTCTATAATTTCGTCCTTTACATCGGAGTATTGTTTACCGGGAAGGGTCAAAATATCAACAGCTAACACATAATCTTGAATAGGAAAAGGCGTATTTGCTGGCCATTTAACTTGCTCTTCATATTCTCCATGGGATCTTTTAATTTGCGTATCCTGATCTATGAAAGGAGAGATGGAGTGTTTATTTGACATTTTATTTCCATCAACTACTATACGAATCCATCCCCAAACTCCACCACCTACACTATTATACATATCCTTCAAATTAAAGTTTCTAGTAAAAGAGATGTATTCATAATTTTCGGATATTAAGCCATCATCAAGTATTGCATGTACATCCTCTTTTATATATTTAGCTTCCATTTGATCATAGTTCATATGGAGAGCTTTATTCGTAAAATGGTATATGATGCCTACTTGTTTACCTTCAGGGATAAATAATCGTTTCATTATTTCTTTAAGATTGTTTTTTTCAAAAAACTATACGCAAAAGTTGTAACACCAAAATATTTTATAGTATTTATGAGGATAGATGCCCATTCTTTATTAGGGAGAGCCAATCCTACTGCAATCAAAGCGGAGATTACAACAGGAATTAAAATATAAAACCTTTTGAACTTATTAGTTTTATCTGTCTTTTTGATATATTCTGAGATAGCTCCGATGGAAACGATTGCTGCTACATCTACACCTAAATCTGTTAAGCTCATATTACATACTCCTTTATACGAATAGACTAATTACTACTGCTACAGTACCTAGAGCCAACGTAACCCCACCTGATATAACTGCTGCTCGTACTGTTACTTCAGAAATAAGCTTTTCTAATTTTACGTTCAATTCATTAAATTGCCTTTCCAAATCTTTGAATGCGTTTTCTGAGTCTGTATTACTCTCTTTTAAACCAACTTCTAATTGTTCTAATTGATGAAGGATTAAGCGCCGCCATTCACTAAAGGTTCCATTATTTCCGTCCATGTAAGCCCTCCTTCGGGGAAAAACTCGTTTGCTGGTATTGTTATAGCTAATATAAGAGAGTCTTCCAACCATTCAGGAGCGTGTTCTGTATTAGGAGGAATTTCTAAAAAATCACCCTTTTTAATAATATGTTCTTTTTTATTTATTATTACTTTCATTGATCCATTTATCACAAAAAAATACTCATGTTCTAAGTGTGTATGCGCCTCATGATGTATTCCTTTATTTGATTTTACTAAACTAATGGCTACTTCTCTAAGTTTTAATAATCCAAATAAAGTTGAAATAGTATTATCATTTTTATCTTTTATAAGAGAAATATTTTTTGAAAAAGGGAATAAATTTTCAAATACTGCATCAAGTTTACAGTTCATTTCTTTTAATTCAGTCAATTTACTATCTTTCACTATGCATTTCCTTGTGTATCAGATTCATTATTTTTTCCTGCTGGTAAACCCAAATTAGTAGATATTTCTCTACCTGCTTTACGACCACCATAAATTGATATAGCAAAAGTTGCTAAAGTAATGATAGGCCCCATAGGGATATCAATAAACACTTCTTTTAATTCACCTACTGTTAAATTATTAGTAACCATGAACTGAAGAAGTCTCATTTTTAAAAAATATTCTACAATCCATGATAGAGGTATAAGACATAATGTAGATATAGCGATCCATAATGTGGTAGATTTAAATTTAGACTTCATTATATACTCCTCATAATACGAATATTATCCCCACGCAATTGATGCCGTAGCAAATTGCGATGAAATAGACCCGCCTACAGATTGGGGTGCTGTACCCGTTCCATTTACACATCTTATATATGAGGTGACTGAATCAAAGAGCGTGACACCTGTAGTAGCCGTTGCAATTTGATAGAGCATTCCATAAAAACGTACCTCTGTAGTACTAGCACGAATAGCGTATGATACATGCATTCCTTGAACACGAGAGCTATTTACCTCCCTACCAAATCCCCCCGAAACTAGTATCTGATCATTCGTATTTGGGATATACTTATCGATTTTATTAAATACAGTATTTTCCGTAGCAGAATCAGATCTATATTCATCATTATATGATACAGAGGGTTTACTCGTAATAAATGTATCTGAACTTTCATCCCAAAGCAGATAAGCTCCAGTTGCAAAATCAATTGAAGCATCTTGATCTGTATATGCTCCATTACTATGATTTAAATGTATTTCTGTACTTCCAGAGTCAAGAATACTAATGTCTTTATCAAATGAAAAAACATCTTCACTCTCATCCCATCGCAAAGAAGCATCTGAATCAAAAGCTATTGTTCTGTCCGCAGTAGCTCCTGAGAAAGTAATAGAAGCTCCAGGAATATCTATAATACCATTTTCCAGAAGTATTCCTTCAATAAGCACCCCTCCTGATCCATATTCGTTTATAGTATCTACTGTTAATATACCACCCCCCATTATAACGTTTCCTGTTACAGTTAATGAATCAAACGTAAGCGTTCCATCTGCAATCTCTTTTAAAGCATCTTCAACTGTAGTTCCTGTATAGTAAGTTCCAGTATCATATATTCCAATTAGAGAAGCACCGTTTCCTGATGTTGTGAGAGTTAAACCATATAATGAATTAGGACTTGATGGGTCTATACGGGTTATTTCATTTCCATCAACTACCGTGCGGGAGGCCCCACGAGTAATTCTTGCAATCACATATTTTCCATCATAATCGGGAGTAACTGGAACAGCATTATCGGCCCCTGCTTCAATTTGAATAGCTCCCGCATCGTCAATATATATTAAATGAGTTCGACCAGCAGTAGAATTTGAAATAGCTCCCGATGATCCACTTGCTACTGTAATTAAACCTTTAGCTCCGCGTATTGTTCCACCATTAACATATACTGTATTATCAGGTGGATTACTTGATTGAACTTTTAATTCTAAATCAGCCTCAATTAATCCAGAAATAACTGCTGATCCCGGAATAACGGCAGTAGTTTGTCGTGTATAATCGAAGGTAGTTTGAAGCGTCCCTGAAATAAAACAAGCCTTTCCAACTATAATATCATCTGGTGCAACATCTGCCCATGCAACTGCAAATATATCCATATAGTTGTTTGTAGTATTACTCCATGCGAAGCGTAAAATAATATAGTCTTTTACAGTTGTAACTGCAAGAGCGTATGCGGCGGCTGTAGAAATTCGCACAGCATTACCTGTAGAACTATCACGTATATAACACGTTAAAGCGGCTATTGTAACCTCTAAGGTATCAGTCATTGATAACGCACCACCATCATACAATCCGTGTTGATGTAGTTTATAATTTAATTTATTAAAATTCTCTCCATCCGCTTGTTCATAAAAGTCGAATGATTGTGTTTGCGTTCCAAAATCAGTAATACCCATTGTTACCCTCTTTATATATTAGTATATATCTTTTACTTCTCAATAATAAACTGAACACCTAAATGATTAGTCATATCTTTGAATTGAATAGGAGGAAAATTAGCATAAGCAACTAACCGACCTTCATTATCTGCTATTCCTACTTCAGTTATTTGTACATCATCATCTGTTCGATATTCCGCGAATACAAAAGTATCATCATCAGGTACGTGACTAAAAGTTAAGGTGTATACACCCGTAGCGTAAACAATAGTACCTGTTACTCCGGTTCCTGATAGTGTACCAATTAAACCTTCACCATCATCTGTGATTGAAACATCGGCGCTACTATATGTGAAAGTAAAATCTACAAAATTCTTACGAATATTATCATATCGTAATTCCCCGGCAAACGAGCTAGTAACACCATCCCCCTCTTCTATATACTCATTTGTTATCATTTTTGCAGGAATAACCCCCTGAATTATTTTCCATTCAGTATCGGCATATCTTTGATCTGCAACCAATTCAGTTGAAAATATTTCATTGTTTAAATATGCTAATGTACCCTTCTTACTTGAATACATATAAGCCATTTGTAATGCCGTTAAAATTCTCACATAAATTCGGAATTCATCTATGAGACCCTTAAAATAATTAGAACTATTTTTGCTACCTATATAAGCATCTTCACCACTCTGTAACGCACCAATAGCCCCTACATTATCAGTATCTTTTAGGACATTATTAATATAAAGATTTACAGTGTTACTTGAACTATCCCTATCTATGACTATAAAATTATCTGTATTTGAATCAAGAGTGATTAAGGCGCTCAAAGTTATATCACCTAAACTCCCCACGAATTTAACATAGAGTTTTGTGTCTGTTGTATCATACCATACTTCGAATACTTGATCATGATAATAAATATAAACATCTCCCGGTGTTTGATCAGCATGTACACCACGTATCCAAAATGAATAAGTGAATATACTATTAAGCATATTAAATGGAGAGATTTTTACCTCAGTATCAACACCATTATAGGTAATACTCTTATTTACAATACTGAGATCATATGAATAAGAACCTATAATTGTAGCTATTAAATCATTGTTACTTAAATCTTCTACATCACGACCTGTTTCTTTATCAAAAGGAAGATACACTATTAAATCTGTTAATAGATCATAAAATAAAGTCTCTGAGGTTGCGACAAGCTCTTTTGTGCCCACACCAGCTCTTAAATAATAAAGTTGTTCAGCATCTGTTTTTGTAGAGCTTACTATATAATCATTATTTAAGTTCCATTGAATAGATGTATCTAGTTGCCACCCACTATCTAGATATACAATAGGACTTGGGGTATAATTATAAAAATCGGTTGTAGATGTAATTAAATTTAAATCAGGAATAGAATACGTACCACCAATATTCTTACTATCAAAGTATCCACTATCATCCATCATAACAGTAAGTTGTGTACCTATGTGGGAGAGTGTTGTAGCCTTTCTACCATATTCTGTAGCCCTTTCAAGGTAACGAAGATAATTAGAAGTCATTAAATATTCAATAGATTCATCTGTCATTACCCGATCAATAGTATATTCTAAAGCAAGATGTTTTGTTCTATAAACTGTTGATCCGAGGGCGGTTAAATAGTCCTTATAAGCGTCAATACCGAATTTATCATTATATTCAAATCCATCAATTACTGAGGACATTGTAATAAATGGCTCGGTAAAATCTAAGGGCGATGAATAAGTTATTATTTCAACCACTTCGGGGATATCTATAGCACGAAAAAGTGTATCACCTGCTGTATCATAAAGTAAAGAATAGACTTTTCCGAATCTAGGAATTAGATTAAATATGTAATTATAATAATATAAAGTTCCTTTATTTTTAATTTTGAATACAATAGATTTAACATCTTTTTTAAGATAAATGAGGTCATCTCCTACTATATTAAGAATAGGAGAGTAGCCGAAGGCATTTGAGGTAGCTTTTAACTCATCAATATCAGTATATGCATCTATGTCCAAATAACTTGCTTTCTTGGACATTTCGGTTTTTAGAAGATTCAATTCTACCGTAACTACATCAAGGAAATCTTCCCATAATGGAATATTCTGTATAAATTTTGGTGCTCTCTCTATTAAGTCTAATGCCATCTTAGTCTCCGATTGTAGATAGATAGCTAGCTGTAATTTCGGTGATCTCTTCTATTTTAAAAATTTGATCTATCTGTTTTAATACTATATTATCATCTCCGTTTTCATCCACAGTTTGATAATATGCTTTGATATCATAATTTCCAAATGGATCGGAGATTCCTGATACTACTGTGAAAGTAACCTCTCCAGTATCATAATCAATTGTACTTCCAGTTAAATCAAATCCTGTTTCAGCGGTAAAACCCCCAACACCATCATCTGTACCTACTAATTCATAACTACCAAGTCCTGCTGTATCTTTTACAAATACTCGCACCGTGGAAGTTACAATTTCATAGAGGGAAAGAGTAAAATCTACAGTATATGCAGTGGTAAACTCTTCATATTGGATTAGTTCAATATATGAATTATGATAAGATATACCTTCTATATCACTTATTAATTTTTTCCATGCAGTATCATAGATATGTTCATAAAAATCAGTTACGGTTATAGCATATGCGGCTGAAAGAACTGTAGTAACTTCCGCTGTAATAGCAGAAAGAACATATTCTTCTGCTGAAACAAATATAGAGCTATTAAATGCTAAGTAGATAAAGTCTACCTCAGTGAATCGTACAATATCCTCTGGTGGTTTATCAGGATTTAGAATTCCTGATAAAATAACTTTTTGAGCGTCAGATAATTGCTCTCCTGCCGGGGTATATGCTGAAATGTTTACTACGTTTTCTTGAGAATCAAGGAAGGTCCAAGGATCTCGACTATTTATAATATTATATTCATAAGCACCACTAACAACTGCATTTAATACAAATGAACTTTCTTTAAGTTTAATCTCGTAGTCTGTTTTAGATACAATTTTATCACCTGCTTGAAAAGTATCTACTCCATTAGAACGAATTGTTTCTAGCTCTTCTTCATCTACCCCACCATCTAGGTTAGCTTCATTTTTACAATAGACTGTTACGGCATCACTATCAACATCATAAAGAGTACTTTCTACTGTGGTTATTAAATCTGAAGAAATTATATTACCTTCTACACCGAGTGTTTCTACATATTTGAATAGTACCACATCCGCAGCTATAAGCTTTTTTCCAAATACATCGTTTCCAAATTCTATAATAATTCCATCGAGATTATTTTTATTTTTAAGAGTGTAAACGGTATCAGTAGCGGCGGCTTCATTTAAATCAGATGTTTCTGTCCATAATACACTATTAACGTATATTTCATAGAGAGCGTTTTCTATATTCGCATCGTCTATTTCAATAGTTTCATATGTTAATCCAACAGCGATAAAAGTACTCTCCTTTGGAATACCCTGAAGGACTGCGATAGATATAGAGTTTTGCGTGGTGAGAATATAATTTATAGTGGTTGTGCAAAAAGAGATATCATCACCATTTGAGAATACAGAGTATTTTGGGATTACTATTATTTTAGCAGGAGGGGCCGCATAAGTTGAAGAGGCCGAGACAGTTAAACTACCGGAGGCACCTGTTTTTCGATCAACATCGTATCCAAGGAATTTTGAATTAGTTGTAAGCGAAGAAACGTTTCGTGCAAGATCCCACTTTGCCTCGCGTGTCACATAATCGTCGTATGTCGCTAATTCCGCGATACCTGAAGCGACCGTATCAAGTATTCTTCTATTTACAGAGAAAGGCAAAATGGTAGCCCAGCTTGCCTTGGAACTGAGAGTTGCTATGAGCCTGTTCCTAATTGAATCGTAATCAAACTGCATCGCGCTCTCCTATTGTTAAGTCTTCAAGAGAAGAAATATCTTTTTCACGTATTCGTTGAAATTCAAAATCAGGATAAAATTCCTGAATTTCTTGTTGACGCTGAATATCTTTTTCTCTTAATTTTCCCTCTGAATCAAAATGATATTCTTCATCCCATTCAATAATCAATTTTAAGTCTGCATTAAAATAATCTACGAAATATCCTAATTCATCTATTTTGTGTTCACCGCCTCCATACAAAGCATATTCACCGTAAGAACCATTTTCCTCATCCATAGTTTTAAAATATTCACACGCTGCTTTGTTATAATTTGGATAACAAATTCCATAATTTGCTTCAATATTTTTTATACGAGCAATTCTCATTTTCTTTTTTGATTCTTCAGTATGAAGATGACCCTTTTTATCTTTATGTGCTATACTAATTTTTAATTTTGTTTTTTCAGAATGTTTTCTACCTGTTTGTGCCTCTGACATTCTTCGTTTAGTCTCTTCAGAATGATGCTTTCCTTTTTTTGTTCCACTAATTTTTTGTTTGGTCTCTTCAGACCGCTTCTTACCTTTTTTAGCTTCACTAAGCTTCAGTTTATGCTCTTCAGAAAGCGTTTTACCTCTCCACCCATAATTTGGATTATTTATTGCATTTTTAGATATAGCTATACTCATTTTTTGTATGGTCTCTTCTGAGGGCTTTCTTCCTTTACTCTTCTCTCCAATTTTTCGTTTCGTTTCTTCAGACAACTCTTTACCTGTTAGGGACTTCGCAATTTTTTGTTTGGTCTCTTCTGAATGTTTTTTTCCTTTATTCCAAGGAAGCTTCCCTTTAAAGGCTTCACTTATTTTTTGTTTAGCTTCTTTAGAATGATGACTACCTTTCTTCATAAAATATTCCCTTATATCTTTTGTTTTATGCGCTCATCTAAAACCACCTGTAATTTAAGATCAGGACTTGTGACTTCCATATAAATTCGCCATTGCCTTCTCTCAGGATCGGCGGTAACAGATAGATTTTGTATTTTTAGTGCGGGGGCGAATGATTGATCTATCCCGTCTCTGATTGACATTTCCACATTTTCTGCATTTTCTTCATTCAGGGGTTTCGTCAACCAATCTATAATAAATCCACCACGCTCAGGTTCTCGGATAATGTCACCTCTCCTGGATACGATCCACATTTTTAGAGAGTTTTTAAGTGCATCCTCTTCCCATACCTGTACTATATCTCCACTTGTTCCTACTCTACCAGAGATATCATAATCAAATATTAGAGGAGTTTCAGTTGTTACAGGCATAATTTATTCCTTTCCTACTATAATATATTAGTAAGATTTTTTAATTATGCTTCAGGTGTATCTTCTACTTTTGAAGCAGCAATTTCATCTATTTCTACTTCTTCTTCTATAACTTCCTTTTCATCACTCTCCTCTCCTTCTTCTATATCCATATCAAAATCAATAATACCAAACTTCCCAAGAAGAGTAGCTTCATCAGCCGAAAATTCAATACCTTTTTTTTCTAATTCATCAAGATTAAAAATAGGCTTATTTAATTTTTCAATTGTCGTGTTTTCTTCACGTACCTCTATAACATGAGCAATATACTTATTTCGAGTAACGGGGTTAGAAGTATCAATTTTTGCTTTATCACCTTCGCCTTCGCCATTGGTTGTGATATAAGTATTCATAGCTTCCTGATATAATTTCATCTCATCCGTAATAGCCTTTTCCATAGTTACCAAAGTACGAACATTTTTGAGTGAGGTTTTAATTTTCTTTGCAGCAGCAAAAGAACCTGTATTCACTGAATCTACTACAATCCCGACCTTAACCATTGTTTTTTCTGACATTACATTTCTCCTCTATATTGTTTATCTATATACTTAGTGATTTATAGATCTATAAAAAATATTAAATCTTTATGTGAATTAATTATTTTACGCCTATATCATCAATGAGAGTAAAAATATAAAATAATTTGGGATTAACAAAAGCTGTTTTATCTGCTAACCAGCTTGTAAACTGTTCCATAAACCATATTTTGATATCAGGTATACTCATATCTTTTAATGCTCGTACTACGGCTCTCTCACTTTCATCTAGGAAAGAAAATGAAAGACTATACATCTTATCCTTCTCCTCTTGATTCTGAACTATGGTGCCTATCGTGGGACGTGTTACAAACCTAAACTCGATGAATTTTTCTTTTAGATCGAAAACCATCATCTCTAAGCTTATCGTTAAATCGTTTACTAAATCTATCATTTCTGTCTCCTTTATGCTGTGCGTTGATATATTAAAAATTTATAACAACTTGGAAAATTACTTTCTGTTGAGTGATTATTTGTGTTATTCATACTATGAGCGTGAGGATCAACTTTCAAAGCAAAAAATAATACACCGGTAGATACTCCTGAATGAAAAGATCCAACGGTTGTATCATCACTCGCTATTGTAGCGTGTGAATGTGTATGTAAAGCTGTTCCACCCGTTTGTCCCCATGAACTTGCTGCTGTTAATATTCTAGTGT